TGGCTCTACGTTGGCGAATCTAATCTTTCACTAAATGAACAAATGATTACGGAGGGTTATGCTTGGGCATATGATGGTGGCACTAAACAGAAGGATTTTGAGGAGCTACGTGAAATTAGGAGATCGTTTGGGACTCTGGTCGAGTCTTGATCAAGTAACCCTAAATACAGAAGGTGTGACCACCAGACGTTTATATGCTGAGTGGATTATCCCAACTGAAGAATATGAAAATGAATAACATGAGAGAACAATTAATCAGGGCACTACTGGCACATGCACAAGGAGACATCCAAAAGCATGTTGCTAATGTAGAAGTCTACTTAACTAATCCTGCTGGTATCGGAGAACATTCTGATATAACAGAAGCAATTGAAACTGAATTGAATATCATTGCTAAGTATCAGGATCAAGTAGATGTGATAAACAAATATTTTAAACAAAAAAATATTAATCCTGTTACTCCAGATTATTCTCAGTATAAATCTCAGGAATACAGACCAGAATAAATGAGCACGAATCAGGAACAATATCTTGGTAATCCTAATTTAAAGAAAGCGAACGTTGCCACAAATTTTACTCCTGATGAAGTTCAAGAGTATATCAAATGTTCTGAGGATCCCGTATATTTTATTCAAACTTATATCAAGATTGTTTCTCTTGATAGGGGTTTGATTCCATTTGCCATGTATGATTTCCAAGCAGAAATGGTTGAGAAATTTCATGACAATAGATTCAACATAGCAAAGTTACCTCGTCAGACTGGTAAATCGACTATCGTTACTTCATACCTTCTTTGGTATGTTCTTTTTAAAGCGAATGTTAATGTCGCAATTCTAGCAAACAAAGCAGCAACTTCTCGTGAGATGCTGCAACGATTACAATTATCTTATGAAAACCTCCCCAAGTGGCTCCAGCAAGGAATCCTCCAATGGAACAGAGGGAGCTTGGAACTGGAGAATGGAAGTAAAATCATGGCTGCTTCTACTTCGTCTAGTGCTGTGCGGGGTATGTCGTTTAATGTTATATTTCTGGACGAATTCGCTTTCGTTCCGAATCATATCGCTGATCAGTTCTTTAGTTCTGTATATCCTACTATCTCATCTGGTAAATCTACCAAGGTTATCATCATTAGTACACCTCATGGGATGAACATGTTCTACAAACTCTGGCATGATGCGGAGAGAGGTAAGAACGAATATATTCCAACTGAAGTACATTGGTCTGAAGTTCCTGGTAGAGATGCTGATTGGAAAGCACAAACTATTGCAAACACGTCAGAGCAACAGTTTAAAGTTGAGTTTGAGTGTGAGTTCCTAGGATCTGTTGATACATTGATTAGTCCTAGTAAGTTAAGGACTATGCCTTATGAAGATCCTATCCAACAAAATAGAGGTCTTTCGGTATATAAACAGGTAGAAAAGGATCACAATTATATCATAACTGTTGACGTTGCTCGTGGTGTAAGTCAAGATTACTCAGCGTTTTGTGTTGTGGATACTACAACAGTACCATATGAACTAGTTGCTAAGTATAGAAATAATGATATCAAACCTATTATCTTTCCTAATATTATTGTTGATGTAGCAAAGAATTATAATAATGCGTATGTATTATGTGAAGTAAATGATATTGGTGGACAGGTTGCGGATATTATTCAATTCGATCTTGAGTATGAAAACTTACTACAAGTTGCAATGAGAGGAAGAGCAGGTCAACAATTAGGACAGGGATTCTCAGGTAAGAAAACTCAACTTGGTGTAAAGATGAGTACTGCTGTCAAAGCAGTTGGTTGTTCTAATCTTAAAGCATTATTGGAAGAAGATAAATTAGTAATCAAAGATTATGATACGATTTCAGAATTAACTACTTTTATTGTCAAGGGACAATCTTTTGCCGCAGAAGACGGATGTAACGATGACCTAGCAATGTGCTTGGTTATTTTCTCATGGATGGCCATGCAAGAATACTTTAAAGAGATGCATGACAACGATGTTAGGCAACGCATCTATGATGATCAAAGAGAAAATATTGAACAAGACATGGCACCTTTTGGATTTGTGTCAGATGGATTAGAGGATGATCATATTATAGATGCTCAAGGAGAGAGATGGGAGATTGCGGAATACGGAGATAAATCCTATATGTGGGAGTTTATGTGAAGATTGAAAAATATAAATAATCTTAGACAATCGATGTTGACATCATTACCTAGGAGTATATAAACATGGCAGCTAATCAATCATCGCCAGGTGTAGTCGTTCAGGAAAGAGACCTGACCACTATTACCACGCTCTCTACCGCAAACATTGGCGTAATTGCGGCACCATTTGAGCAAGGTCCAGTTGAAGAAATAGTAAATATTTCTAATGAGAGAAATCTTACAGACGTATTTGGGAAACCAAATGACAATAACTATGAGTACTGGTATACTGCTGCTCAGTTTCTTTCATACGGTGGTGTTCTTAAAACAGTTCGTGTAACTTCATCTTCATTGAAGAATGGTGTTGACACTGGAACTGCACCTCTAATAAAGAATTTTCAAGACTACGAAACTAACTACGAGACTGCAAACAATAACTGGACTTGGGCAGCAAAAACTCCTGGTACTAAAGGTAATTCAATCGGTATATTTGTAACAGACGCTGGTGCTGATCAGATCGCTGTTCTCCCTGCTCCTGGTTCAGGTAACGAACACGAGTTTGTTGCTGATGAAGCAGTATCTGCCGCTTCTGGTGCTGCTGGTAAAGTCTTCAAGTATAGCATCGTTCTTACTGTAGACACTGTTGTTGGTGATTTTACTCCTGGTACTTCTACTACAATTAGTATTGGTGGTTCTGATGAGTCAGTAAATGTTCTCTCATGGGATCCTGCTAATAAGAAATTAGAAATTGGTCTTCCTTCTGGTGGTGTTACTGGTATTCTTTCAGATAACCAAGTAATTACTCAGGGAACAAATACCGCTGCTATCGATACTACCATTGAGCGTCGTTTGTATATTGGTCTTAATAAGGACAGTATTAATTTTGCTGCTGCTGATGTTGTTGCTGACACAAACTCTACTAACGTAACTGTTACTTCAGTTCGTGGTGAGTATGATGAGCGTGAGTATCTACCTGGTGTAAAGTGGGTAAGCGTTGCTCCTCGTCCTGGCACTTCTAAGTTTACTTCAGAAGTAGGTGGATTCCGTGATGAAATGCACATCGTTGTTGTTGACATTGATGGTAAAATCACTGGTACGACTGGTGCTTTACTTGAGCGTTTTATAGGTGTTTCTAAAGCATCTGATGCTAAAACTTCTGTTGGCGAAACAAACTACTATGTTAATGTTCTGAAGGCACGTTCCGAGTATATCTACTGGGGTGAGCATGAGTTAGGAGTATTCAACGCAGGTGCATCTGGTTCTACTGGTACTTGGGGTGTTTCTGCTTCTGCTAGACAGTTTAACCTTCTACGTTCTGCTGCTGGAACTACTGATTATCCTGCTGGACGTACAACTCTTGGTTCTAAGAACAACGCAACATTCTACTACAGACTTGCTGACGGTGCTGACTATGCTTCTTCTGGTGGTGTATATTCTGTAAGCAATACTGATGTAACTACTGCATACGAACTACTTGAAGATCCTGAGTCACAGACAGTTGATTATATCTTAGCTGGTCCTTCTGGTGCTACAGATGCTGAGGCACTTGCTAAAGTTACTGCTTTAACAAATATTGTTGAAGAGCGTAGAGATTGCATGTTGTTTGTATCTCCTCGTCGTGGTAACATTATTGGTATAAGTAACGCAAATACAATCACTAATAACATTATTAATTTCTTTGATACGTTACCTTCTAGTTCTTACGTTTCATTTGATTCTGGTTACAAGTATATTTACGATAAGTATAATGATGTTTATCGTTACGTTCCTTGTAATGGTGACGTTGCTGGACTTTGCTTACAGACTACAGAAGTTGCAGAACCTTGGTTCTCACCTGCTGGTTTCCAACGTGGTATCTTGAGAAATGCAATCAAACTTGCATATACTCCTAACAAGTCGCAACGTGATCGCTTGTATAATGCTCGTGTTAATCCTATTGTTTCCTTCCCTGGTCAAGGTGTGGTTCTATATGGTGATAAGACTGCACAAGGATTTGCATCCGCATTTGATAGAATCAACGTTCGCCGTTTGTTCCTAACAATCGAAAGAGTAATCTCTGGTGCTGCTAAATCACAACTCTTTGAGCAAAATGATGCTGCACAACGTTCATTGTTCCTCAATATTGTTGAACCTTACCTTCGTGAAGTTCAAGGTCGTCGTGGTGTAACTGACTTCTTAATTAAGTGTGATGATGACAACAACCCTTCTGAGGCAGTTGATCGTGGAGAGTTCTATGCAGAAATCTTCGTGAAACCAACACGCACAATTAACTACATTACTCTTACATTTACTGCAACCAGAAGTGGTGTTGCATTCACGGAAGTAGCAAGTTAATAAATACATTTGTCCATTAAAGGATAGACAGAGAGATCCCTTCGGGGATCTCTTTTTATGTCTGAAAATATGAATTATTCTAAATATTAAAGAAAGAGATTGGATCCAATAACCATGGCAAAAAGAGGTACTATTGACGATTTTAAAGCGAATGTCGCTTCAGACTTTGCTCGTCCTAATTTATTTCAAGTAGACCTTGCGTTCCCTTCAGGAATTATTAATAATGCAAGTCTTGTAAATCTTGGAAAATTTACTGTTCGTGCAGCAAATCTTCCTTCTTCTCAGATTGGAGTTATTGAAGTTCCTTTCAGAGGTCGTGTTTTAAAAATTGCAGGAGACAGAACATTCGAACCTTGGACAATCACAGTTCAGAATGACAGCAACTTTGCTCTCCGTAATGCATTTGAAATTTGGGCATCTAGTATTCAAGCATATAACGAGAACTTTACATCTGCTGCTGGTCTTGGTGATCAGGATGATAGTAGTGGTTACTTTGCTGATATGAGTGTTCACCAGTTAGCACGTGATGTTAAAGATGGTGAGAAGCCTAAGGTACTTAAGTCTTATAGATTCTATAACGTCTTCCCAAGTAACATCGCTGCAATTGATTTAGATTTCGG